TTTCCAAACATGGGAAGTTGCTCACTTTAGATTATTGGGTGATGATAGAAAACTTCCATATGGTACTTCTATGTTGGATAAGGCTAGAAGAATTTGGAAACAATTATTACTTTCTGAAGATGCAATGATGATTTATAGAACATCAAGAGCACCTGAAAGAAGAGTGTTTAAAGTTTTTGTTGGAAACATGAACGATGATGATGTTGAAGCATATGTAAATCGTGTGGCAGATAAGTTTAAAAGACAACAAATTGTTGATTCTAAAACTGGTAATGTGGACTTGAGATTTAATCAGATGGCAGTAGACCAAGATTATTTTATTCCTGTTCGTGACCCGGCAACACCTTCACCTATTGAAACTTTGCCAGGTGCTCAGAATTTATCTGAGATTGCGGATATTGAGTATATTCAAAAGAAATTATTAACCGCACTTCGCGTACCTAAGGCTTTCTTAGGGTTTGAAGAAGTTGTTGGTGATGGTAAAAACTTATCATTACAGGATATACGTTTTGCAAGAACAATTAATAGGATTCAAAAATGTATGTTGGCCGAATTAAATAAAATTGCCATTATACATTTATTTTTGTTAGGTTTTGAAGATGAAATTTCAAACTTTACATTAGGTCTTGCAAATCCTTCTAGTCAGGCTGATTTGTTAAAAATTGATGTTTGGAAAGAAAAAATATTGTTGTATAAAGATTTGGTTGCAGACCCTGGAAATGGAATCCAAGCAACGTCATCAACATGGGCTAAGAAACATATCTTCAACTTCTCTGATGAAGAAATTAGAACTGACTTGATGCAACAAAGATTGGAAAGAGCTATAGGAGAAGAACTTAAACAAACTCCAACAGTTATTACTAAAACAGGACTATTTGACAATATTGATAAATTGTACGGTAATAATAGTGGTTCAACAGCAGGAGCTGCGGCTTCTACAACACCAAGTGAACCTGATATGGGTGGTGGATTTGGGGGTGGTGAAACACCTTCGCCAGAACCATCTTTAGGTCCTGAAACAGGCGGAGGAGCTCCACCCGCAGGTCCTGAAGAAACAACCGCAGGAGTAACACCTGAATCTAATGAAGATAGACTTAATTTATTAGTTGAAAATAACTATTTGGTTGGTTCCAGATACCTCAATTTGGAACAAGGACAAGATTCTTTGGGAGAAATTGAAAAAGAATTGAATAAGTTATTAAACTCGTAATATTTATTTGAAATAAATACCCCCATATGACATTCGGTTTAATAAAATCCATAATTGAAGAGAGTCTTTTAGAATCTTATAAGGATGAAAAATCCTTTAAAAAGGCAATGAATGAGTTCAGACATAATGTACTGAACAATAAAGATATATCAAAAGTATATGCTTTATATGACGACTTATCAAAATCACAGGGGTTAAGTCAAGAAGATGCGAAAGAATTTGTTTCTGAAGGAATTTCTTTAATTCAAAAACTTTTACTGAATATTAAACTACCTAAAATAGTTGGGGAGTCAAAAGTTCAAAATAAGTATAGGCTTATTGATGAATTAGTTTATACGAATAGTCAAATTAATTTGAACGAAAGAGTTCAAGTTAAAAAAGAACTTGTAAAAAAAATACAAGAATCTTCAAAAAAGATTACAGAGAATATTAACATACCAATTAGTAGTATGGTAAAAATTGCTAATCAAACTCTTCAAAATTATATTGAAACTTTAGATGAAGAATCTAAAAAAGAATTTTTTGAAATTATTAAAGAAGATAGTAATGAACTTGAAACCAAATTCAATTCTCTAAAAGAAGGCGCGATAGGTAAATTGGTACCCTTAATGGAATCTGAAAATGATTCGGATACAAAAAACAAGTTGGGAGAAACAATTACTAAAATTCAAGGAGATATGTTTAGTCAGATTAATTTCTTAAAACTCAAGAGGTTACTTGAATCTATTTAAGAAATTTTCTTACTTTGAATATAAATTGCTTTAAGTAATTTACTTCTTTCTTTTACCGACTTTTTTACAAACTCTTTTCTATTATTTAGAATTTGTTGTTGTTTTGTTTTAATCACCTTAGATTTTAGAGTTTTTAATGCTCTCTCGATTGAATCGTTACCTTTAATTTCTACTATTAACATATATTACAAATATATCAATTTTAGTTTTTTTGACAACAAAGATATTATGTGTTATGTTTATAAAAAAATAAACAATCAGTAATATGAGAATGAATGAAAAAAGGAAAAAGTGTAAAAATGAATGTATCAAATACGTTTAAATCAGTGTATGGTACGGTAGATTCCAAGAACCTAAAATCCTTATACATAAACATACAATCATGGGTCGCGCCAAAAATTGAATTAGAAAATTGGAATAGGGTTGTTGGAAATTTGGGGAGAGAATTAAAACATACAGTGTTCGAATCTATTAACACAAATGTTTTCACAAAAAATTCTATTGTAGATTTGGACTTACGAACTAGCGGAATATCATCAGGAAAAAAATCTTTTTTTAATTTAGAAATTAACTTATACCTTGACAAAGAATTGGATTTTAAATCCTCCGAAATTAAAGACTCAATAAAGTATATCGTTAAAAACATTCAAAAAACTAATATAAATAATAACAATTATTTCGACTTTTCTTTAACTAAAAAATGAAATCAGTGAACTATTACATACATCAAATATTTATTAAAAAACTATTTGATGAAAAAATTAAGAATACTTGAGGCACATGAACTTGGCCATGGGATATTAGTGGAAATGGACGCTGGATGGGTTGACCCAAAAATTCATTCTAATTTACCAATATTAGAACAAAAACAATTTGATTACCGTAACCCATTTGAATTCTATGCGGTATTACAGAAATACGACACCGCAAACAGAAACGGTAGATTTTATCCTGAAAGATTATTAAAGAGAGAGGCTGAAAAATATAAAACCGTAATTAAAAAGGGTTTATCTACATCAGAACTTAATCACCCTGAATCGTCACTAATCGACCTTGATAGGGTTTCTCATATCATAAGTGATATTTGGTGGGATAAAAATATTCTAATGGGTAAATTAAAATTGCTAACTTCTCCAGCATTTCACGAAAGAGGTGTTGTTACAACTAAGGGAGACATCGCAGCAAACCTATTAAGACAAGGAGTTACTTTAGGTATTTCTTCAAGAGGGGTTGGTTCATTAAAAAAAGTAGGGGAAAGAAACGAAGTGCAAGATGATTTTGAATTAATTTGTTTTGACTTGGTATCATCACCATCAACACCAGGTGCATATCTTTTTGATAATGTTGATGACAGAGAAAAATATGAGGAAAATCTTGAGGAGGAAAGAAAAATTCAAGCCGCTTCTTCACCTAAAGTTGGTCAGTCTATTGATTTAATGAGAAAATTAACCGATTATTTAGGAAAATAATAAACATGGAAGAAAAATATTTTGTAGCAAAAATTACTTACGATTTACCTGACGATAACACAGGAAAGATTAAAAAAATCAGAGAAGAAAAACTTGTGAGAGGATTTAGTGTGACAGACGTTGAAGCTAAAATTACTAAAGTTTACGAAGGATTTTCTTATGATTGGAGGATAACTTCTGTATCAGAAAGTAAGATAGACGAAGTTATTGAAAAATAAAAAAGTTTAAAGTGGTCAAATTTGACCACTTTTTTTATGCCCATTTTTAAATTATTTATTGTGAGTCAATGTCAAATATGAACTTTTTTCAATAAAGGAACTATTTATTGAGTAAACAAAAATAATTATGCAAGAAAATAAGAATCTTGTTGAAGAGGCACTTATTCAAATGAAAAATGTTGAAGAAGCTATTGCCGAAAATGCAAAAGGAATACTTGCTTCTACTATGAAGGAAGAAATCAGCCAATTAGTAAAAGAATCTCTTTCTGAACAAGAAGAGTTGGACGTAGATGCTGAGGTAGATGATACCGAAGCTGATAATGAAGTTGATACTGACGTTGAAATGGACATGGATATGGATTCCGATATGGGTGACGTTGAAATGGACATGGATATGGATGTTGATTCTGAAGAACCAATCGATTTAACTGACGCTTCTGACGAAGAAATTCTTAAGGTGTTCAAGTCTATGGGTGAAGAAGATGGAATCATCGTTAAAAAAGATGGTCAAGATATTCATTTAACAGACAACGACACTGATAGCGAATACCTTGTTAAACTCGGTGAATCTGAGGAAGAAAATTATGAAAATATGGAATACAACGAAGAAGTAGATGACGACAAAGTTCAAGACGTTATCGACGCTATTTTCTCTGACAGTTCTGACGACGATGTAGACACCGAAGTAGACATGGACGACGATGTAGACACCGAAGTAGACATGGACGACGATGAAGTTGTTTATGAAATCGAATTTACGGAAGAATCTGAAATGGAAGAAGAGGAAATGGAAGAATCTGAAATGGAAGAAGAGGAAATGGACGAAGAAGAAATGGATGAGTCTGATTATCAAATGGATGAATCTTATTCACATAAGAAGTCTAAAAAAATCGAAACAAAAGAAAGTAAAATGTCCGTAAAACCTAAAGGTGTTGGAATGGGTAAAGCTAAGTTCACATACAAGAAATCATCAGGTGGTTTCAGTGAGGACAAAAAAGAAGGTCCTAAAACTATGGGAACAGGTAAAGCCAAGTTTGAATACAAAGAAGGTGAAAACATGGGCGGTAAAAACAAAGTGGTTAAGAGAGAAACAAAAGAAGGTGCTAGAACATATGCATTAGGCTCTAAAGAAGGAAGAGGTCTTAGAAAAGGTATCACTCCAAATAGAGACTTTGTTTATGGTAAAGGCGGACTTAAAAAAGAATCACTTGAAACAGAAGTTAGTTCTTTGAGAGAAAAGAACGAAGAGTACAGAAAAGCGTTAAACGTATTTAGAGAAAAATTAAACGAAGTTGCAATTTTCAACTCTAACCTCGCATATGCTACAAGACTTTTCACTGAACACTCAACAACTAAAAAAGAAAAAATAAACATTCTTAGAAGATTTGACAATGTAGAATCGTTGAAAGAGTCTAAAGGACTTTACAAAGTAATCAAAGACGAATTGTCTAAGACTGAAACAAAATCGTTGAATGAGACTGTAGAAAACAAATTAAACAAAACAGTTCAAACAGGTTCTTCAACAACTCTAATCGAAAGTAAAACATATGAGAATCCTCAATTCTTGAGAATTAAAGATTTGATTACAAAGATTAGATAATAAAAAATAAATAAACAAGTAAAATAAAATTCACAAACATGGGAGCTTTATTAGAATCAGGTCTTGTTGGTAACATCGGTCTTAAGCACCTTAAAGTTATCAAAGAAGACACAATCAACAAATGGGACAGCCTTGGTTTCTTAGAAAGCCTTAAGGGTCACATGAAAGAGAATGTAGCACAGCTTTATGAAAACCAAGCTTCATATTTAATTAACGAAGCATCAACAACCGCTGACTCAGGAGCGTTCGAAACAGTTGTTTTTCCAATCATTAGAAGAGTATTCTCTAAGTTATTGGCTAACGACATCGTATCTGTACAAGCAATGAACTTACCTATCGGTAAATTGTTCTATTTTGTACCTAACATCCAGAATTATGAAAATGCTGCAAACCAACACTACGCACCTTATGGGGCGCCAAATGGTCCAGACAATCCAAATGATGGTTATAACTGGAATGAAGGAAGAGACCTTTATGACAGATTTTATGAAGGTAATGAACCAGCATTAGACCCACCAGGTCTTTTCGACTATTCTAAAGGTCAATTCTCAGCTGTTACAGCTCCATTGACTTCTTGCGTTACTGCAGCTTGGGATAGCACAAGTCTTAATCTTGTACCTTCTGCTTACACTCAAAGTGATTACAGAAAAGTATTGATTATCATGTCAGGTTTCGCAACATCAGCGGCTGGTAAACTTATCGGACCTGATGGTAACCCAATTGATAACGAATCATTCCTTTCTGATTTGACTATTTATGGTGCGGCTGGTAACACTGCAACTTCAGCAAACACTGCAAATCCTTATCTTTTCAGAGTTGTAACTCAAAGATATGGTAAAGGCATTGTACAGTACGGTAACAATAATGTTAACTTACCTTTCCCTAGCTCAAAAACAGGTGGTGGTGAGTATGACAACATTTGTGATGTTAACGGTAATATCTATCTTGAGGTAGACCTTCAAGTACCTTGTACAGTTGGTCAAAATTCTCTTGACGGTTATTCTGGGTCAACATTTGTATCAACAACTGCTAACAACAACGCGTTCACAGCTTCTTATAGAATCTATAAGAATCTTGAATTCGAAGACAAGATTGGTGAGGTTTCTTTCGACCTTCAGTCTGTAACAGTTTCTGTAACTGAAAGAAAATTAAGAGCACAATGGTCACCAGAAATGGCACAAGACGTTGCAGCTTTCCACAACATCGACGCTGAAGCTGAATTGACAGCTTTATTGTCTGAGCAAGTTGCGGCTGAAATCGACAGAGAAATCTTGAGAGACCTTAGAAAAGGTGCAGCTTGGAACTTGAGATGGGATTACAACGGTTGGAAGAGACTTGG